AATCGATGTTCGCAGCCCTTCTTCTTTGCCTGCGCAAATCGAGTGGATGAAAGCTTACGCTCGCCGTACTGGCGGCTACTCACCGGACGTTTGGCATGGATTGAGGGACAAGCACGTTGGCTATCTTCGCTCCGGTGCTGGTAGCCATGTCACTCCATATAGCGGCAGCAAGGGCCAGCAAGAGGTACATGTTCACTCTCCTGTCTATCTTGACGGCAAAATGATAGCGTCTAATTCGGTGACCCATATTTTGAAGAGCAGTGAACATAGCAGAGGTGCAGCTTACTTCGATGGCTATGGAACTTTTGCTGGAGCGGATAGACAAACGGCGACGGCGTAATCATGGCTACTGACACTCTCGTCCTTGGCGGCATCATTTTTGATGAATGGTCGACGCCGAAAAGGATTTGCCTTGGCGGCGCACAGACTATGGCGGTGCACAAACTGCCGGGAGGGTCGCGAGTTATCGATACTTTGGGGCCAGATGATTCCGACTACAATTGGTCCGGCACCTTTTACGGGAATGACGCTCAATCAAAAGTCCGCGCGTTAGATGCGTTGCGAATATCCGGGGCGGTCGTTCCACTTGTTTGGGGCGGTAACTTCTGGTCTGTGATCGTTTCTCATTTTGAGGCGTCGCCGGAGCGCTACCCTCAGTTGTGGCATTACGACATTACAGTTGTTGTGGCTATCAATTCTATGGCTGGGGCGCTCGGCGCGATTACCCAGGGAATTGACCAACTCTTAGGGGCGGACATGGCTACGGCTATGAATTTGGCGGGGCTATGATTCCGTCCTCAATTACAACCGGCGTCTCTAGCCTTAATGCTGCGCTCACGGCTATGGGTTCATTCCTGTCGGCTAGCGTAACAATTCGCCGCGCGTTACTCCAGCAGGCAGCATCGCTAGCTACAGCCATTGATTCGGCCGAAAAAACCGCCGCTGGCGCCCTTGATACGTTTCAGGGGTCAGTGATGCCAGGGGACACGGTTAATGGCCTCCTTGCCCTTCTAACGAGCGCGCAGGACGAACAAACGCTATCCGATCTTCGCGGGGTGATCGGTCGCATGGTCCTGAACATTGAAGTGACGGGCGGAACTGGCCAATCGCAATTTCTGCCAACTATAACGCAGCTAGCCACATCCAATGCGGCTTTCCTGGAAACCGAATCCGGTTCGGACATTTTGCTAGAGAGCGGCGGTCATCTTCTTCTAGAGTGATTTTCAAAAATGGCGATAGACTTAAAGGGTTCGCAGCTCCCGCTTGCGGCAATACCTCTTATTGGCACTGAAACGGCGTTCGGTCTCCAAAATGCACAAGACGTTCAGATACCAATCGCTGCTATTAGTCCGCTGGATAATATCGCAAGCCTGACAAGTGGCGTCGCTTCTTCTGGAACCAGTGATACAGCAATTCTTTCAGCGCAGATCGTACTTAACAGCGTTGCTGTTGGGGATACATTTACTGCCGAATGCGGCGGACTTTCATCTTCTACCGGAACTCTAATTTTCAAGCTGCATTGTGGCGCTGCAGGAACAACTTCCGACCCGACAATTTGGACAAGCACGACATCTGCCGCTCAGTCTGCAAACGCTCATGCTTATTGTAAGATAAAGGCTGTAATCAGGACTATAGGATCAGGCGGGACGATTGTAGCGGAAGGATGGGCCATAGCTTCTGGCATTGGGCTATCGACACTTACGGGAACCCTCGTCACCGGTGCTGTCAATACAACAAATGCATTTTTCTTGACGCTTTCCGTCACATGTTCCTCTGGAACCTTCACGGCTAATTTTGGCGAGATCAGAGTAACATAATGGCGACCGTCGCTCAGCCCTATGTCGGCGAAGCCGTTCCATTTCGGACTATTTTGGTTTCGAACACGACGCTGTTTCATATTGCGGCGCGAGAACTTGGCAATGCGATGTATTGGACGACGCTTGCTAAGGAAAATAATATTGTCGATCCGTGGATCAACGGACTGACTGAAATAGCGATACCTGCTCTTTTTGACACAACGGACACGAGCGGTATTTTGGGGGCATAATTGGCAATCTTGACTGGCGTTCGGCCGCACACTGCCTATCTGGTTTGCGGCGGCCAGTTCTTGGTTACCAGCGGCCAAGTTTGTCAAACGGCAACGCGCAGGAGTGCAACGTTCAGCGCAAATCTGCCAATGGATGGTGGCGCGCTTAATGCCCTCGCAGGCGGAAATCAGACAAGCGCCTCCATCATTGTGAATGGCTCTCCGCTTATACAAGGGGAGCTAGACAACGTCAGTTTTGATTTTATACAGCGTGTCATTACTGCAACCGGACGGGACAATTCTGCCAAGCTTCATGAAATGAAGTCCGCAGAGAAATGGGTCAATAAAAAGACAACCGATATCGTTCAGGATTTAGCCCAGCGTGCAGGATTATCGGCACAGGTTAGTCAAGGAATGATAAATGCTGGCCGAATCCTAAAGGACGAATATGCAAAACTCACGGACGGCTTAAGCTTCGCATCAGTTATTCATAAGCTAGCCGAACTTGATGGAGCGCGATGGTTCGTTAAGGGCACTTCGCTTAACTACGTGAGCCAGAGCAGCTCTGGTGGTAGCTATTCCCTCAATTATGTCCCGCCAACTCCAGGCAGTTATATGATTTCAGACTGCTTGCATCTCACCATCTCCTACAATGCGCAAGCTGCCAAAACCAACGAAACAACGGCGAAAAGCTGGCATTCTCGCAAAAAGAAAATGCTAGAGAGCAAGGCAACCGTTCAGGGCGCCAGCGGAAAAACTTCGACGACCTATCACATCCCTGCTTTCGTGCAGGATCAAATCCAGAATTTTGCGAAGATGAGGGCGCAAGAAATGACGCGCCATACATATCACCTTGAAGCTGAAGTTGTTGGGGACACGTCGATCGATGTCTCTATGGCTCTTCAGCTTTCCGGTACTGGCCAGTTCGATCAGCAATACCAGATTGACGAGATTCGCCATTCATTTGGCATGGGTGGCTACACGATGCAGATCCAAGCCGCAACTGCAGGCGAAGGGCGCAGCGCAGAATGAGCGTCGTCGATCTAGAGCCTATGATCTACCGCGCCATTGAGAACTGGGCGGCTGGACGGCGACACGAGCGTATTGGGTTAGTAACGAGCTACGATCCTAAGACGCATACGGCAAAAGTCATGTTTCAGCCGGAGCAATTAGAGTCTGGCCAGATCCCGATCGAAACCCACGCGATGGGTAATAATTATGGTCATGTTACCGGTCTGGTGCCTGGCGACGGGAAGACGACCGGGGACCAGGTGGTTGTGAGATACCAAGAGGGAGATTTCGAAAGCGGTAAGATATCGGGACGGATACATTCTGACGTGGATATGCCGCCGCAAGTTCAGTCCGGCGAAACCGCGATAATATCGCAGTTCAACGCCTCAATCAAAATGAACAAAGACGGATCGGTCACTCACGCGACAACACAGAAACAGGCTGATGGACAGACTGATAATACCGCACCGAACATAAGCCATAGTGCGACGGCTGGAAATTATTCTGCCTCCGCCACGAAGGCTAATAACAAGGGTGGTACAATGACGCATACAGCGTCAGACGGTTCGCAGGTCACCCATACCGTCACAATGGACCCGACAGCTAAGAAGATCACCCATCAATCTACTGATGGCACAAACATTCACACGATGATTTTTGATCTCGTTGCCAAAACTATTACGCATAAGGCTACCAATGGTTCTGACACTCATTCTATTGTGCTCGATATTGCTAACGGAATTACCGAGAGTACGACAAAATCACATTCTCGTTCCGCGCAGACTATTGCCGACACAGCGACAACCATCGCGCATAACGGCAACACTAGTATCACTGGCACGCTAGGTGTTAGCCAGCTTCTAACCGCGAGCAACGGAATAGGTGGTCTCGGAAGCCTTGGAACGTTTGCAAGTGATGCTGCCGCGGGGACTGGAGGGGTTCCTTCTGGTGGAATGTATAAGAATGCGCTCGGTGCTCTATTTGCCAAGCTTTAAGGTACAAAAATGCCAGAGCCAGCACTTGAATGGGACACCGACTATAAACTCTCCCCCAGCCACGATCTTGCGCTTGTGGACGGTGATATCTATGCGCGCCAGAGAATTTGCAGGCGCTTGTTTACGGCCGTCGGCGGCTATGTCTTCCACACGGATTACGGGGCGGGCCTCCCGCAAAAGATAGGGCGGCCGATGACAGTGCAATTTCTAGAAAGCATAGTGCGTTCACAAATCGCGTTAGAGTCTTCGGTGGCTCCTAATCCCTCGCCGACGATCTCTGTTTCTGAGCAGCCAGGCGGCTTGTATATTATCAGTATCGGTTACACTTCGGCTGGGAATAGTCAGCAGCTCTCTCTTACGATCGCAGTCTAATGGCTATTCTCCCGACAAAATCTTTCACGTCGATCGTGACGAACATTGCAACGGGGATACAAGGTCGCGCTAGCACCATTCTTGACTTTTCGATAGGCTCCAGTCTTAGAGCCATCGCTGAGGGAGTGGGCGGAATTTTGCTTTGGCTTCAGGCGATCTCTCTGCAGATTGCTCAGCTAACGCGCGCAGCGACGTCGACGGGTTCTGATCTCGACAGCTGGATGGCTGATTGGAACTTTCCTCGTCTTGGCGCGCAGACAGCGACTGGCACCGTTACGTTTTCGCGAAATACGGCCGGAACCAATGCCCCATTTATCCCGATCGGCGCGACAATTCAAAGCATCGACGGGACCGCACAATTTACAGTCACAGTGGACTTAGGGAATCCGAATTACGTTGGAACTCCCGCGGCTGGCTATAATATGCCGCCGAACGTCGCGAGCATCACGGTCCCCGTGCAATGCACTACAGTCGGCACAGCAGGAAATGTTGCTGCTGGTGCACTAAGCCAAATTACATCTACACTCCCCGGTATCGATACGGTTGTTAACGTTGCGGCGTTCACCAACGGATTCGCATCTGAAACTGATCAAGCCTATCGCAGCAGGTTCATTGGCTTCATTGCCGCTCTAAGCAAGGGAACGGTCGCAGCTATTGAGTATTCTGTTACAAGCACGCAACTTGGCGCTCAAGTGACGGTGCTTGAAAATCAAAACGCTGACCTAACGGTCAATCAGGGATTTCTGACAGTTACCGTTGACGATGGGACAGGATCCCCTAATGCAACATTTATCACCGCTGCGTCTCTTGCCGTTGCCGCGACGCGCGCTGGTGGAGTCATGTGGGGCGTTTTCCCTCCGGTCATTCTATATGCAAATATCGCCATCACGCTGGTGTCGGCAACTGGGTATGATCACGATTTTGTGGTTAGCGTCGTCAGTACTGCGGTTAGGGATTTTGTGAATACTCTGCCGCTTGGGCAGCCGCTTTATTACAACCGCCTTGCGCAAGTTATCTTCGATTCAACGCCGGGGGTTTTGAACATATCGCCGCTTGGGATAAATGGCAATATTATCGACCTTGTCGGAACGCTTCGCAATGTGATTAAGGTCGGCACACTAACGGTCGTGTGAAATTATGGCCACTGGCGATTCAAATGACATGGTCAGCCGCTTAACGCGGTTGCTCCCAACCGGCTGGTGGAATGATGGCTCGTTCAATGCAGCTGATGCTTCGTTCATAACCGCAATCAAAGGTGGAATAGCGGACGGTCTCGCGTTTGGATATTCGCTTCTTCAGTACGTCAAGAATCAAACGCGACTTACTACTTCGTCAGACTTCTTTATCGATCTGGCGGCCTTTGATTTTTTTGGCCTTCGCATACAGCGCAAACCGAGTCAGACAGATCCATCTTTAATCGCGACTATTCAGAAGGAAGTGTTACGCGAAAGAGTTACCCGTAATGGTATTTATAATGCCATCGGAGATCTTACGCAATCTGCGGTAAAGATTTTCGAGCCAATGAATCCGCAGGACAGCGGTGGATGGGGAGTGGCATTTGCGTTTGATGCTGCTGGTGCATGGGGAGCTGATTTACCGTACACTATGTTTATCACGGCGGTCGAGCCTGTCGGTGCCGGAATTCCGCTACTTGCAGGCTTTGATTGTTATCCTGGCGGCTGGGGAGTTCCGCAAGGCGTTACCTCCGCGATGCTAGGGATATCATTTAGCAATGGATATTCGAATGGGTTTGGCTTCTTGTACACATTGACAGGAACTGGAGGAGCATTTGCTCTTGCGGACTTATCTCAAATTCATGGAACGGTCACCAATCAGGATATTTACGACACAATCGAATCTACGCGCGCCGCAGGCATAACGTGCTGGGTCAATATAACGACACCGGCCGTCCTTAGTGGGCAGATCGGAATTGATTTCACAATCGGCGTGTCGCCAATTGGTGACGATAGCCATACAGGTTCTTAATGACGAATTTTATACAAGGCCAGGTTCCCAGCGCGGGAGACTGGAATAACGCTTTCGCGCAATGCTTCCCTGCGGCAG